TCAGTAAAAAGCTCGCAGAGTTGATTTATGCAAATCTGCACAGCGAGTAGAATGCCCCCTCACCTCGTAGCCAGTTGTGCCGATGAATATCCCTAATCTGATTACCGTTCTACGCGTTCTGCTCATACCAATCTTCATTTTGCTGTTCTACCTGCCTTACCAGTGGAGCTACCTGGCATCCGCCTCGGTCTTCGCATTCGCTGCCGCCACCGACTGGCTGGACGGGTACCTGGCCCGCCGCCTGGAACAGAGCACACCGTTCGGGGCTTTTCTCGATCCGGTTGCCGACAAGCTGATGGTAGCGGTTGCACTGGTACTGTTGGTGCAGGAACACGGAAACCTGTGGCTCACACTGCCTGCTGCCGTGATCATCGGTCGAGAGATCGTCGTCTCGGCACTGCGCGAATGGATGGCCGAACTGGGCGCTCGTGCCCACGTCGCCGTGTCGAACCTGGGCAAATGGAAAACCGCCGCGCAAATGCTGGCGCTGGTGATCCTGCTGGCCAATACCAAGGATTTCAGTTTCTGGGTCTTGCTGGGTTACACCTTGCTGATGGTGTCGGCTGGCCTGACTTTGTGGTCGATGGTCCAGTACCTGCGGGCTGCCTGGCCACATCTGAAGACCGACGTTGAAAAGAAATAAAACTTTTTTGAATCAAAGGGTTGACGGGGCTTCTGGATTCTATAGAATGCGCCACACCAAGACGCGGGAATAGCTCAGTTGGTAGAGCACGACCTTGCCAAGGTCGGGGTCGCGAGTTCGAGTCTCGTTTCCCGCTCCAAGTTTTACGCATTTGATGTCGCGCTACTAGATACCAAATGTTTTGAGGCCGAGTAGCAAAATGGTTATGCAGCGGATTGCAAATCCGCCTACGCCGGTTCGATTCCGACCTCGGCCTCCACTATAAATAGCCCCGTAGATCAGCGATCTACGGGGTTTTTTATTGCCTGCGGGAAAGTGAAGCGTTCCGCAATATTTTTGAAGGCGTTCCGCAACTGCACGGCAAAAGGGGCACCGATCTTTCTGATCGAAGGCAGGCTCCAGTCCGGACACTGAATGCGGACGCCATTCTTAATGGCGGGATTCGCCAAACGTCGACGGTGGACGCGGTGATGGCAAATGGGTGTGCGTATCTGACTGATGTATTGACACGATTGCCGATGCAGCGTCCGGGACTAATTGCCCACTACACTGGCTTTTGATGATCAATCAAAAGAACTGGAAACCATATGGAAAACCTATCATCTGTACGGCTCAAGCCAGGTGCGATCTACACAAGAAAGGATCTCATCAAACTTTTCGAGATCAAAGACGCCACCGTCAATAACGGCATATTTCGCCCCAAGGGATACGATTCGGTTTGGTTATTTGTGACGGAGCAGAAAACACCTGACCGGACCCCGTATGTTGATACCCTTACGGGCGACACGCTGCGCATGGAGGGGCAGCTCCGGGGACGAACAGACGACCTCATTCTTAACCATAAGGACCATGGGCTGGAGCTGCTGGTCTTTCATCGCCGGACGAATAAAGAATACTTCGGCGCGGGTTTCCGATATGAGGGAGCTTTCAAATATGATGATGCTTCTGGCTCGAAGCCTACCGCCTTCATTTTAAAACGCGATCGCACCGAGAGCTACGACGCTGTTCTCAATGAGATGGAGCGGAAACTGGACGCCCAAGGCGCGTTCAACCCTGCGGACGTCACAGACTCACGCGAGCGGATTTTCGCCTCCATCGTTCAGCGACGCGGCCAAGCTCGGTTTAGGAAGATGTTGCTGAAAGCCTACAAAGGTAGTTGTGCCATGACGGGATGCGAACTCGAGCCGGTACTTGAGGCCGCGCACATCCATCCTTACCAAGGAGACGAGACGGACGTGGTCTCCAACGGGCTGCTCCTACGAGCTGACATTCACACCCTGTTCGATCTGGGGCTGATCTGGATCGAGCCAACGAGTTTGTCGATTCGAACCTCGGATCGTCTGAAAACATGCAGCGAGTACGCTTCGCTGGATGGAAAACCCCTGGCCCTTCCGGAAAGCGAGTCAGACCACCCAAGTCAGGCAGCGCTGGAGTTCAGACTGAATTCTAAGTAAATGTGGCAATTTGGTACCAAAAACCCAGAAAGTGGAACCCTGGAGATGTGATTTAAATAACCAACAGGTGAGTTGCCCCGGGTTTCGTAGTCACGTTTGAATGGCTGCTGATGGCCGATTTCTGCCTGTCACCAAGGGCAGCAACCGACCCATTGCTGCCGTTCACTAAAGACTGCAAATGGCCGAAAACTGACTGTTCTGAACGGTCAATGAGCCGGCTCGGCCGTATGCTTGTATGGTGGGTTATTCACAGGGAAACAGTCTTGGAACTCCGTGTAGATGCCCACCATAGTTCCTGCCTCCTGCGGTACACCACTCAGGATCAGAAGCAGATTGCCTGCGATTCCGAGCAGACCATTCGAGAGCTGGACCTCTGTTAAAACCAGCTCTGGTGGAAACCCCCTTCCGTGACGATTAACTGCATGGATACCTCCATGCACGTAGGAGCTCAAAGGTCTCCAAGAGTAGTGCTTAAACTCCTTTAGGTGAGCTACCGGAGCGTGCGGAGCTTTCACCTCAATCTCCTCCAACATTTGGCTGAGCATAGGAATTTTGCTTGCCTGCATTGCCGTCTCTTGTGTGAGATCAGCAAGCATCAAATCCACCTGGCCGTCCTTGGCTACATAAAGCACCCAAAGTGCGCGAACTAGTGATTCGTACTGTACTCGTAGCAGTGCAGCAGCAGAGGTGTACAGCCCTGCTGCTACCAGATGCTTCAGGCTCCGGGCGTGCTCAAATCCTAGACTAGCTAGCGTTTGGGTTGTCTGAAGGCGGCTGGAAGCATCGACTAAAGGCAGGGCGAAAAAGCCGACAAGCCGGTCCTCAAGCATGGCCGAACGTGCCAGTAATTTATCGAAGTGCATACAGATGCCCAAGTCAGAGAAGAGTCATGTCGGTAGGATTCTATCGGCACCGGGCAATGACCGCATCCGTAACCGGCCATGTCTGCCACCCCATACTCATGCGCCCACTAGAGCCTCTGCGTCACTCGGCACTTGGGAAACGCCGAACAGCCCCAGAACTGTTGCCCAGCATTCGGGCCGGACTTCACGGTGCGAATGAGTAATGCACTGCCACATTTTGGGCACTTGCGCTCGGCTGTTGGATCATTGCGGCGCTTGAGGTTTTGTACATGTTCACGGTGGGTGGCCGGACCTGGCGGGCGCCGGCCGCGTTGCAGAGCTTGCACAAGTGCTTCAACTTCAGCATCAGTGAATACCGGCTGCTTGAATGACTTGATGTAACGAATGAAGCCACTACCCTGGGTGACATTGGCGGGCATCTCGGATTTGAAGGTGCTTGCGCCAACAAAAGTGACAACCGAGTGCAGATGTTCCGGTCCGACGCCGAGAGTGGCCTGCAGAGCCTTGAGATGTTTGTAGTTCTGCCGCAGTGGGTTCTGGAATGTGAATGTCTTTTTATACAACTTCTGTGTCCACTGCGATTGCCTTTCGTTACCGAATATCCAGCCACGTTTATTCTTGGTCTCCACAACGAAGATGCCGTAGGGAGACAGGAATACATGGTCAATCTGGGTGGTGCCATCGATCGTATTCAGCGTGATGTTGTGCGTGCGACGGTAGGTATGCTTGTCCAGTAGACATCTGGCGTACAGACGTACCAGGAGCTCGCCCCTGTGCCCCTTGGCCCAGAGTAACTTCAGTAGACTGATTAGCAGTAATAGCGGGATAAACCAGCGAAGAGCATCCCAAACCTGCATGAAGCTATGAGTGAAGTCCATTCCTCTGCCTTTAATATGCAGCCGAATCGAGCATCAATGGACCATAGCGCGCCACGAGGGTTTGTCCATTTCGAATTTACTCTCGAGAACGCGCACTGAATGGCTTCTGGCCGATTTCTGCCTTTCGCGAAGGACAGAAAACAACCCGTTGCGGACGATGACTAAGTTTGGAAATGACCGGCGGTCAGAAAGCTGACAAAGCCAGTCGATAGGATGTCCGAATCGATTGACCTGTTAGCGAATAATCGGCAGTTCCCGCGCCTTGGCCTTGGCGGTCCGCCGGACTTCCGAAAGCGTTTGATGGAATGCATGCCGCCTATTCTGATCAAGGTTGAGCGGTAGCGAAAAAGTGCAAATCATGTGTTCCTCTAACACCCAGGGCGCTGGGTGCGGGCACCAGGTGACGAAGGCGTTTTCTTCAAGCCACTCCGACAGCCTCATCTCACCCGAACTGAACGTCATTCGGAATCCGCTCCCAACGCGGCGCAACTCGATTCCAAGTTCTTCCGCAAGAAGGCAGCCAAGAGTGAGTCTGAGCGTGGAACCCTCCGCGTTGCCGCGGAAGTGGTATCGCACGCGATGAAGCAGGCTTTGCTTGGACGGAGGTTGTCCGTTGGCAGGAGGATGGCGAGGAGAAATTCCGGTGTAGAGGAGCGTGAGATCTTGGTAGGTGTGGCACCCGCTCGTCGGAACTCCAGGCGGAATGCAACGGAAATACCAGGCATAGACACCAGGTTCCCTTGGCACAGGGCAAGGGCGGGAGAGCACTTCAGAGCGAGTCCACAAGCGACTCGGGTTCAGCAGTGAGATAGCTTCTTGCACGCTAACGATCCCAGCGAATGAAGCGAGAGATTTGAGCGCATTCTTAGCCATTACGCACGACGTGTCCATGGTCTGCTTTTGGCCGATTGCTGCCGGCCATCACTCGATTACTAGTTGGGTGGAGTGCAATTTCGCGGTTCTTGAAAGCTTACTTATTTCGTGGGCTTCACAATCTCACCTACTCGTCGATAGACTTTTCTCGTCATCTCTTCCGTTGAGTGCCCCAGCAGGCGGCTTGCGTGATCCAGTTCGATTTCGCTAGCGGCTTTTGGTCGAATGTCTCGAAACTGAAATTCTCGAATACTGGCGGCCAGGGCAGTGTCGCCCTCGGTTGAGGCTTTTACTGCTGCCTTCTCTCTGGCTTCGTCCCAACGATTGCGCAACATCTGTTGACTCATTCTGAGGCCGGATGTGTTGGTAATTAGTGTCGATGTCTTAATGCCGTTGATCGACTTTCGTTCAAGCAGTGCTTCGATGAAGGCGCTCAAGCTGGATTGGGCGCCTTCATCTTCCAGGCGGATGCGCAGGCGTTTCTCTGTTTTGCCCTGGCCGACCATCAAGAAGCCGTTGTTCAAGTCGGTTGCAGCGGTTTTCAGAACGTCCGCGGGGCGTTGGCCGGTGAGGTACGCCAGGTCCATTGCGTCTTTGAGTTCCTGCACGGCCTCGGCGTAAACCGCATTCCACACGGTCTCTCCGGCGTAGTAATCCCGGGGTTTTTCTTTATTTCGCCGAACGCCAAAGCACGGGTTGGCCTTGTCGGTGAGGCCCCATTCCCTTGCGATGGTAAACATATGCGAGAGCAGTGCGATCTCACGATTCGCCCTGACTTTTGCGGTTCGAGTATCCCGATAGAGTGCCACTACCTGGGGGGTGATGGATTCGATGGGGGCGCTCTCGAATGCCTTTCTGAGTTGTTTCAGTTCCTTGAGATTGTCCTGTTGGGTACGCAGTTTCTTGCCAGGGATGATCTTCTCTTCGTAACGGTCAAACAGCGAACCCATCAGATGGGTTGGCTTGGGGGCGGCTTTATGTTCCAGTCGAGCCCATTCAATCCTTGCCTGGTCGATATCGCTTCCCAGCGGGATTTCCTTTCTGTTGCCGGCGGCATCCCTGCCGTTGTAGTAGTACCCGACCCATGTTTCGCCGTTCTTGCGCACGCGGGTTCTGCGCAGCATTCTTGGCGGCAGATCCCGGTTGTTTGCATTCTTATGGCGCATTGATCAACTCACGTTCGCAAGGTCGAGTGTCCAGGTTTCCGCGACGGCATTGGTAGCTGATGGCTTCACGCCGGCCAGTTTCAGGCGGGCATACAAACGGCCGACGATTGGGCGGCGGGCGCCGGTTAGAACAAACTGCCAGTGGTTTTCGGTGAGCCACTGAATCTGTCGGGAGGGCATCTGATAGCCCGTGATGCTCGCCAGTTCTTCTTCGGCGAGTGTTTCACTTAGCATTTCCATATTGTTAGCCCATGCCGTGCGTGGTGGCTGATGGTAGTTCTTTTGGTGCTGGGTACCGGAAGTCATGCTGGCTCCATCTGGGCATCCGTTTCTGAAGTGAGATGATTGCCTGATGGGGCGCCTAAAACAGGCTGCTTCCACGCCCGACGCATCCATGCTGCGAAACCTGCTCTGTATGCGTAGTGCTCGCGGGCGAACGAGTCGGATGTACTTGCCCCTGGTAACACAATGTACGTTCCGCGTTGTCTGCAGTACTGCAGACCTTCGGGTATTGGAAATTCCTTCTCGAACTCGGCGCGCTCATCTATCCGGGCCGCTTTGACGGCTGCCTGGTCAAACGAATGCTCCAGGTTGCGGATGGCTTGCGAATGGTCGGATTGCTGGATGGCCATGCCTTCATCAATGCCCCCAAAGCGGCCATCGATGAGGCCACCGCGATAGCCGGCCCAGTAGGTGAGGCCAACGAACAAGATGAGGGCGATCAATGCGCAGATCTGAACTGCAGTCATGTGATGTGCTCCGGTTGATTTTGGTTGGCCGGTGGTGGCGGCCGTTTTGGTTACTGGTCCTGCTGGGTTGAATCGGTTTGTTTCTTCGCCTGCTCTTCGTCGGCTGAATAGGCCCTGATGTCGATCCATGAGGCCAAGTGGCGAATGTGGACGTATTTGAAGGACTTTCGACTGTCTTTGAGCGTGGTCACTGGCAGCGGGATGCGGCCATTGTCTAGATCGGACGCGAACGTCTGCTCGTTGAGATTGCGGAAGTACTGCAGGCGAAGTTTTTCCAGAGGGATGAGCACGTCGCCGAAGGTGCGGTAGAGCAGTTCAACGGTTGCCGTTTCCGGTGCCGGCATTAGCCGGAGTGGGCTCTGATGGGTATTACTCATGGGCTTGCGCGGCCTCCTTGCGATTGATCCTTGATGGGTGACTCCAGGCGTTCAGGCAGTGGCGTTTGGTCAGCTCCCGCAGATGCTCCGGCACTTCGAGGAGCGCGGCGTTGCGCTCCTCGCGTGTGCGCATGGCGATGATCTGGCGGGCGTATTCCCTAGGCCACGTCACGGGTGTCTACCGGGATGGCTGGTAGCACCAATCCCAGTTGTTCGGCCAGCCAACGGATGCCGGGTTGTTTGACCCGGGTCGACTGGCTGTACTGCATGCCGAGCTGGTCGTGATACCAATGGCCGTCCTTGACCCGCAGGTAGTCGCGGTCACGGTTGGGGTAGGTCGGCAGGTTTCGATTGTCGAGCAGGCCCTTTTCACGCATCAGGCTGATGAGCTTTGGCCGGGTCACGCCGAGTTGGGTTGCCGCTTGGGCGAGTGTGCGTTCCATGGCACCCCCCTCATGCGGCGTGTGCGGCAGGTGTCGCCGCAGCAGCCAGGTGATTGATGGACTCGACGACCTTGCAGTAGATCTCGACATCTGTACCGCACACGGTGAAGCACTTGGTGCGCGGGCTTTTGATGCCGATGCTCAGGATGGTGGTGACACCTGGGCGGGTGTGGGTGCGATGGATCGCGACGTGGAGGGGCACTTTGAAGCCCATGTCGAGGCTCAAGGTGCCGCCGGTGATCACCCGCTCGAGCACGCGCTGCTTGTCCCGAACATCAAACCGCCCGTATTCGCGGCTTGCGTGAGGCAGGGATAACAGGTCTCCGGTGTTACTTGGGTCGAACGGGCCGTTGGCGATTTCTTCGATGAAGTCGGCCAGCTTGAGGTGCATCTTCTTTTCGTTGTTCAAGGTCAGCGTGTGGCGCTCGCTGTCCAGCTCAATGACGAAAACGGTCGTGGTTGCGCCGCGCTCAACCCTTAAGCGAAACGGCAGGGCTTCACGCTTGGGCGTCGACCGCAGGACGTGGTTGAAGGTTTCGGTCAAATTGACCTGGGCGTTGAGCAACAGCAGGGTGCGGTTGTCTAGTTTGAATTTGCTCATGCTGCGTGCCCTCCGCCGTTTGAATCGAAAGGGGCGGGCGCGTTACGGGCTTTCTGCTTCGGTTTGGTGGTAGCAAACGAGCAGCCGTAATCGCGGGCCAAGCGGCGAACTTCGAAGATGCGGGAGGGGTCAGCAGCGGCCGGATGGACGTGCAGGGTGGTTGTGGTGTGCATGGTGTTGCCTCGCTCTGTGGTGAAAGAGTCAGGCAAATATCAACTAGTGGTTGATTGATGTCAACCGTTGGTTGCGGTATGTGCGATACAGCGGGGCGGAACGTGGTTTGATAATGTCAATTTGCCCTGCTTTAGGTAAAATCGTGCGGTCACATAATCAAGCTCGATTTCACATCGGATTAATAAAATATGGAAGTTGTAGTAATTCTTGCTCCTCTGGTTTGGGCTGTTTGTCTTGGAAAGTGCGATACTTTGTTTTATTTAGGGAATAGTTATTTTTTTGCTTATAAGCGTGAGAAGTATGTTTATTTCGAGAAGGCGCTTTCTGAGAATAACAATACAGAAGAAAACAATGTATTATCTAAAGCTCTTTTTAATATAATTATTGGTGCTGTCGGTGTAATTTTGTTTTTGTTTGCTCTTGATGTTTTTCTAGTTAATCGGCACGAAAGTATTGCAGGGATATTTGGGGACTTTTTTGGTGGGGTTTTAAATCCGATTTTGACCTTTCTTACGTTCATTGGTCTAATTGTTACTATTGTAATACAGCGGAATGATCTTAGATTGTCTCGTGTTGAGTATGAAAAAACAGCTGAGGCGCTAACTACGCAGTCTGTCGAAAATACATTTTTCAATATTCTAGATTTGCATCATAAGATTGCCGAAAATATTAAGTTTGATCTAAGTGTGTTGGGTGGAAATGCGTACTTGGAAAAAGTTTCTAAGATGAAGAAATATTTTAGAAGTGACGGCAGACCGTTAGGTGTGGTGGGCGGGCTCTCATTTTCTGATTCTGATAAAGCCTCAGCTGTAGCTGCGGTTACAAAATTTGAGGGGCGCGCAGCATTTGATGAGATTCTCAAACATTTAACTAGCGGCTCTGCCACTCCAAAACAGATCATGGATCGATATAAAAAAATCCAGGTAGAACATAATTATATCATTGGGCACTATTTCAGAAACTTGTATCAAGTGTTGAAAATGATTGATAAGTATGATGACTCAATAGTTTCTGTTGAGTATAAATTTAAGTACGCTAGTATTCTACGTGCCCAGCTTTCGACGAATGAGTTGGCACTTCTTTTTCTTAATTGCCTTGATAATGTATGTGATAAAGGTCAGTTTAAAAACTATATCATCAAGTACGAGATGTTCGAACATCTTACGTGTAGGGAGCTTGAGTCGGAAGGTCGTTTTCAGTTGGGAGGTAGCGCTGGTATAACAGTTGATCGATCTATGCTGTTGCAATATAAGAGAATAAAGGAATTCAAGTTGCTAGATCTTGAAAAGGTATATGGTGGGGCCTTTGGAAGTAATCGAGGTGTGCCTTACGATTTGTCTAGGCGCGCCTAGTGGCTCGGTTCATACGTACCTAGTTATAGTTTCTATTATTCAGGTATAAATGAGCCAACAACTTTTCCGCAGATGTGTGTCTCTTCCGTAATGTCTATGATTGGATATTGCGGGTTGATGGGTCTTAAAAACTGCCGGCCTGCATCTTCAACAAGAATCTTGAATGTAGCCTCATTAGTGCGAGGAACCCTAGCAATCACACGATCCCCAGTTTTGGTTTCAGCCTCGGGGTCAACAAAGATAATACATCCTGTTGGGTAACTTCGACCTGGCCCTGGATTCGTCATCGAGTCGCCAAGAACCTTCAACGCATACCCTTGATTACTGATCTGCACGGGGCAAGAGAGCCACGATTCTGCATCGTAGGCCTCGAAGTTTGAAATCGTTTCACACCAGGCTCCGGCTTGCACCCAAGAGATTAACGGAACTTTGCCAAAGCGTTGATTGATTTCGCTGACATTGCTTTCATCACCGATGGGCAATGGACGAATATTGCTTTTGCCGGTCTGTTCTTTAGGCAACACGCCATATTCCAACCATTCCCTGCGCACTTTCAGCCACGAACAAAGCGCCGCCATGCTGTCCGCTTCCGCCATAGCCTCGCCGTTCAGCCACTTGCTTATGGCTTGTGTGGTCTTATCTACCCCAAAGCTTTTCAACTGACGATGTATATCTACACCTCGGCCCCGGCTGCGTACGCCGGCATCGTCGAGGGCTTCGTGTAGGCGCTCGCTGAAAGCTGCGCGGAGTGCATTTTTATCAACCATGGGTTGATAGTGTCATAAAGGTTGCGCAATAGTCAGTTGATCTATAATATCAACCGAGAGTTGATAAATGAGGCTGCCATGTTAGACCCCGCAGATTTCCCGAATGCCATCGCATTCGCTTTTGAAGCCGTAGGCGGCATTGGGGCCGCCGCCAAAGTTTGCGATCGGAGCTATCAAGCGCTGAACAAGTGGCGCCAAGCAGCATGCTTACCGCGAACGGATTACACAGGTGAAACCAAATACGCGATGCTTCTGGCGACAGCTGCAAAGCAGAAGGGCAACGTGTTTGAAGCGACTTGGCTATTACATGTGTCCGCACCTCATCGAGCTGCAGCATAGCAAGAAAAAAGGCGACCAAAAGGCCGCCCAGTTCCTCCCGACACGCACCACCACAGTGCTGCCGGGTCGCGATAAAGGTAGGCGGGCACACCACATGCTAACCACCTCCCTTTATCGCGCTTTTCCAAGGCATGGAATGCCTTGGTGTTGCTGCCTTTTCCACCACAGATTGGGCAGCGGTTGCGCCAGGGGTGAGCAACGGATTGTTCGCCCCGGCACGGTGCCGGTATCGATCCAGAAGATCTAGCCGGCGTTTGGGCCTCTTCAAGCCACGCGGCAAATGTATCACCACTGCATGTCGCGCGGCACTGGCAACTGTTAAGGATTAATGCCATGAGCCGAATCGCTCTGAGTTCTGTTGAGCGGGCGCAGCGGGAAGTACTGCCGCTCGACCTCGCGCTTTACCATGCCGCTCGGGACTACCCCGGCGGTGCCGCATCCATCGCCGCCACCACCGGCAGAAACGCCACCACGCTGCAGCACAAACTTTCCCCAACCCATCCTAGCCATACGGTGAACATTCAGGAGTTCGGCGAGATCCTGGAGTTGACCAAGGATCGCCGCATTCTGGATGCGGTGCATGCCTTGGTCGGTGATACGACCTGGCAGGAGCTGGCCGAGGCGTACACCAACGACATGCCCGAGACGCTGACCACCGGTATTGCTGAGTACTTCCGGCAGGTGGCGGATTTGGCTGATACCTGGGCCAAGTCTATCGGCGATGGGGTGGTGACGGACGATGAACTCGCCGCGATTCGCCTGCAGGTGTTTCGGGGGATTCAGGGACTGCTGGGAATGTTCAACCGCGCCACGTACGTTAACCAGACGACGCGGGGTGCCAACCGTGGCTGATATCGCTGATTTCGCTAACGACCTGGTGCTGGAGCGGATCGATCAGGCGCTGGCAGCACGTAAGGCGGCCAAGTCTATGTCAATAGTTCATTCGTTTTTGTTTTGCGAAGAGTGTTACGACCCGATTCCTGAAGCACGCCGAGTTGCATCCCCGGGTTGCACGCAGTGCGTGCAGTGCCAATCTATCGATGAACAGCGGGATGCTCGCCATGCTCGATGAGGTGTTGGGGCAATTCGCAGACTACGGCCTTGAGCCTGAGCAACCGCTGATTTTCGGCAAGCTGACCCGCTGTAAAACGGCGCAGGACAAGGGCAAGGAAAAGAATGGTTGGTATGTAGTCCACGAGCACCGAACGGAAAAAGGCGAGACGCTGATTTTCGGCAGCTTCGGTGATTGGCGTTCGGGTGAGACACAGAAGATCAAAGTCAAAGCCGGGCGGATGTCGCCAGAGGAGCGGGAGGTGATGCGTGCTCGGCAGGAGGACGCCAAGCGTCGAGCTGTCGAGATCGCTGCCAACACGGCGCGTCGTGCGGCGAAACGGGCAGCTGGGCTGTTCAAGCGCATGCCGGAAAAGGGTCGTAGCGACTATCTGGATCGAAAGCAGATCGTTGGTTTCGGCGTTCGTTATGCACCGCGCTCCGGCGCGTTTTTGGTGCCTATGTGCAATGTGCGTGATCAGATTGTCGGCCTGCAGGTGGTGTTTCCAACCAAGCAGGAAGAAACCGGCCGGGACAAGTCTTACTGGCCTTACGGCATGTCGAAAGAAGGGGCTTTCCACCTGATCGGGCCGCACCCGGAGCCGGGGGAACCGGTATTGGTGTGTGAGGGCTACGCCACCGGCGCTAGCCTGCACATGGCGACATCGTTGACGGTGGCCATCGCCTTTGACGCGGGCAATTTGCTGGTGGTGTGCAAGGCCATGCGCGAGCGCTTTCCGGGTTGCCCACTGATTGTTTGCCGGGATGATGACTGGAAGACCAAGCGGCCGAATGGCGAGCCTTGGAACCCCGGTGAAGAGAAGGCGAGCAACGCCGCTTTGATCATCGGTGGCCAGGTGGTCGCGCCGATTTTTTCCGGCGAGCGGGAGGACAAGTGGACCGACTTCAATGACCTGCATGTTGCCGAAGGTTTGGATGCGGTGCGCCGCCAGGTGCTGGCGGTGGTCAAGCCGCCGGCTGCAGGTGGTTGGAAGGACATGCTAGCCCGCAGCGAAAGCGGTGCCTTGATTGCGCATATGCAGAACGTCGAACTGATCCTCGGCAATGATGAGCGGTGGGCCGGGGTGATCGGCTACAGCGTGTTCAGTTCGAAGATCATCAAACTCCGTGCAGCACCTTATGGTGGCGGCGCAGGTGACTGGGCTGACATTGATGATATGCGGGTGATGAAGTGGCTCGCGCAGCAGTACAACCTGCGGGTGAAGGCCTCACATGTGATCGAGGCGGTCAGTGTGGTCGCGCATGACCACACCTTTCACCCGGTGCGTGAGTACCTGGAAAAGCTGGTGTGGGATCGTGTGCCTCGGTTGGAAAGCTGGTTGACCGACGTGCTCGGGGTTGAGGCTAGTGAATACTCGGCCAAGGTGGGCAAGCGCTGGCCGATCTCGGCGGTGGCTCGGGTGATGCGCCCTGGCTGCAAGGCTGACTCGGTGATGATCCTCGAAGGCGGGCAGGGTGAGGGTAAGTCCACCGCGATGGGGATTCTCGGCGGGGAGTGGTTTATGGACACGCCATTTGCCCTGGGCGACAAGGACAGTTTTCAGGCGATTCGCGGTAAGTGGATTGTCGAGTTGGGGGAGCTGGACAGCTTCAACAAGGCCGAGAGTACGAAGGCCAAGCAGTTCTTTTCGGCGTCCACCGATACCTACCGCGAAAGCTACGGCCGCAGAACGAATGACGTGCCACGCCAGTGTGTGTTCGTGGGTACCACCAACCAGGAGGAATATCTCAAGGATGCCACGGGCAACCGACGGTATTGGCCGGTGTTCTGCAATAAGGTCGATCTGGATACCCTGCGTGAGATCCGTGATCAGCTGTGGGCCGAGGCGGTGTTTTGTTATGAGGCCGGTGACATCTGGTGGGTGACCAAGGATGAATCTTGGATGTTTGCCGAGGCGCAGGACGAGCGCTTTGTGGTGGACGAATGGGAAGGGCTGATTCTGAATTGGTTGGAGGGCTCGCAGATCGGCGAAAACACCACGGGCAATGACATTCTGAGCCAGGCACTCAAGTTGGATTATGGACACTGGGGTAAGCCCGAGCAGATGCGCGTTGGGGCGATCATGCATCGGCTTGGCTGGCGCAAGAAGCGTTTGACGGCTTTGACCAAAAGCGGGGTGCGGCCATGGGCCTATCAGAAGCCTGCCACCTGGGGGCGTTGTACTGCATTGCAGCAGGCACCGATTGAGGAGCCTTGCTTTGATTAAGCGAATTGATGAGATGCTGAAGTTGTGGGCGCAGGATCTGCATTCGCCGATGACTAAAGACTATGGCGGGGCGAGTGGCGGGAACATGATTGCCATGCTGATGGAGTGCAAGGGGGAGTTGATACGGGGGACTCGGGGCAGCCGGGTGTTGTTGGATGAGTCGGCGGATATTGAGCTGATCGTCAATAAGCACTTGTCGCCGCAGCTGTCGGTGGTGGTGAGGGAACATTACTGCAATCACGAGAGCTTTCTGTCGCAGAAGTACACCCATTGTGGCTGTAGCCGCGATACCTATTACCAACGCCTGCATGAGGCGCATGTGCACATTGCTGGCCTGTTGATGGGGAAGGCTGCATGACGTTTGGTGTCAGTCCGTCTGTCACTGTCCTACCGTCCGGCCTTGTCCTACCGTCATTTTTGGCTGTAGGACAGGTGCAGGCCGCGTCGTTGCTGGGGTGTCCTACTGTCCGACCTTCACCCGCGTCATACACACATGAGCGTAGCGGGCACGTATTCGCGCCTATGGCGCGTACGCGTGTTTTTAGCTTTTTCTCTATACACGAGAGAAAGGTAAAAAAGGTAGGACAGTAGGGTAGAGGCACAGGTTTAGAGGGTTCCAGCTGTCCTGCTTTGATTCTGAATAGTGGGACAGGCAGGACAGCGCCAGAGGCGCTGAAGGCCGAAATAAAGATATTCACCGACATTGCCTAGGCGTAGCCCAGACATTCACCGGGTGGCATTAAAGTGGGGTTGCTGCCACCGGAATCCACCTGTAAAAAGTAGTCATCTTCGATAGGTTCGACCGCAGAGAGCGGCAGGCACCACACACCACACACCAAACCCGGCCATTGCGCCGGGTTTTTGCTTTTATGGAGTAGGGCGATGACGAACGAGCAGCAAGCGCTGGCAGAGATGCCAATCTGGTTAGTTATCGTCCTGGCCTTGGTCGGCGGCGTATCGGGCGAGATGTGGCGAGCCGATAAGGATGGGGCACGGGGCTGGGTGCTGTTGCGACGCCTGGCGCTGCGGTCTGGTGCCTGCATTGCTTGCGGGGTGTCGGCGATGATGTTGATGATCGCTGCCGGCATGTCGATTTGGGCAGCCGGCAGCTTGGGGTGCCTGACCGCAATGGCCGGCGCTGATGTAGCAATCGGGTTGTACGAGCGCTGGGCGGCGAAGCGGCTGGGTGTCTGCGAAGTGCCACCCGCAGGCGGTGAGAAGGGGTGATGTTTTCCCCCCGAGCCTCCGAAAATCACCGGGGACCCTGGGGTTATCCGGGGGGTACGGGGTCGGAAACCCGCGGGAAAGTGTTAGCGGCAGGGCAGCCAGCTTACTGAAATTCAATCCATTGAAATTGAAAGGGCTCCATTGAAAAGCCGTTGAAAAAGGAGGGCTCATGACAGAACCAACCTACCTGTCAAAGAGCGCTTTCGCGGCTCGCATCGGCAGGTCGCCCAGCTACATCACTTGGCTGAAAGACAATAACCGTCTGGTGCTTTCTTCGGATGGCAAGCAGGTCAATGTGCTGGAAACAGAGGCATTGATCGCCGATACCGCTGACCCGAGCAAGGCCGCCGTCGCGGCTCGTCACCACCAAGACCGGCTCCAGCGCGACGTGTACAGCCAACTCACCCCAGCGGCTGAGCCGACTTCCACGGCTGCGCCGCCGCAACTGTTACCACCGGCGGGGCAGCATCCTGATTTCCAGAAGGCCCGTGCACTGCGCGAGCACAACCTTGCGCAGCTCGCCGAGATCGAGCTGCGCAAGGCCAAGGGGGAGTTGGTGGAACTGGCTGCCGTCAAACTGGCCGCTTACAACGGCGGTCGCCTGCTGCGCGATCAACTGCTGGGCATGCCGCCGCAGCTGGCTCCCGAATTGGCGTCCATGACGGACCCTTGGGAAATCGAAAAACACCTCACGGCGGCGATCCGTCGCTCGCTGGAAGACGCTGAGCGCATGTCTTCAGCGGACTTAAAACACGCACTGACCACGAGTTAAGCCCATGCCCACAGAGATTCCTGACGGTGCAGAGGTGTACCGCGAGGCGTATTTCCGTGGGCTACGTCCTGACCCAGACCTCTGGATCGACGAATGGGCCGACGAGTACATGCGCATCCCGCGCGACACCGGTGCCGCTGAGCCCGGCAAATACCGCACAGCGCGCACACCCTATGCACGCGAGCCGATGCGATGCCTGTCGCCGGCTCACCCCTGCAAACGCGTGGTCACTATGGTGGCCTCGCAGTTGATGAAAACCCAGATCGCCTTGAACTGGATCGGCGGCCTGATCCATATGGCGCCGTCGAACATTTTGACCTTGTTGCCCAGCCTGGCTCTGTCGAAGCGGGTGTCGGCGCGTATCACGAAAACCATCAAAGCCACACCCGAGCTGAGTGAACGGGTGGCCGGTGTACGGTCGCGGGATGCGCGCAACACCATGGACACCAAGGAGTTCGAGGGCGGTTCGCTGTACGTCACCACCGCTGGCTCTGCTGCCAACTTGTCGGAGCTGTCCGCTCGCTATGTCTATGGTGATGAGGTTGATCGTTGGGAAGTCGACGTGGGCCAGGAGGGTGATCCCATCGAGCTGGCTGAGGCGCGGGGCAGTACCTTCGGGCGCAACGCCAAGTTCTATTTCTCCAGCTCGCCGACCATCAAGGGCGCGTCGCGGATCTCCGACCTGTTCGAGACCAGCGATCAACGCCACTACTACGTGCCGTGCCCACACTGCGGGCACATGCAGGTACTGGAGTGGGAGCGCCTGCTCTACAACGCAGATTACACCGTGGTGCATTACCAGTGTGCCGGACCTGAATGTGACGAACTGATCGACGAATATCACAAGGGCAGCATGCTTGCCCAAGGCGAATGGCGAGCACACACACCAGGTGACGGCGAGACGGTCGGTTTCTACCTCAACGCGCTTTACGCGCCGTTGGGCTGGAGCGATTGGCCGTCACTGGCAAAGCAGTTCGAGCGGGCCAAGAAGGCCCAGGCGCGTGGCGACCTTGAGCCCATGCAGGTGTTCTACAACACCCGTCTCGCCAAAGTCTGGGACAGCGCGCAGGAGCAAACCAAGGCCGCCGTTCTGATCCAGCGGGCAAGGCTGGAGACCTACGGCGTCGGCTCGATGGCCTCCGGCGCGCTGATGCTGACGGCCTCCGTCGACGTCCAGGCCAATCGCCTGGAGCTGATGGTCATGGGTTTTGGCGTCGGCATGGAGCGCTGGGTTATCGACCACCAGATCATCTGGGGCGACCCGGCCAACGAAAGCACCTGGGCGGTCCTGGATGACAAGCTCAAGGTTCGCTACCGGCACCCGTGCGGCGTCGGCCTGGCGATCCTGGCCACGGCAGTCGACTCCGGCGGTCACCATACCGACGAGGTTTATCAGTTCTGCCGCCTGCGTCGTTGGCGCAACGTCTTCGCCGTCAAGGGTGCGAGCAAGCCCGGCAGGCCGGTTATTGCTCAGCGCCCGTCGATGATGGACGTAACTTGGAAAGGCCAGACCGAGCGCAACGGTGTCGAGCTGTGGTTTGTCGGCACCGATACTGCCAAGGACTGGATCTACAACCGCTATCCGTTCGAATCAGGTCCTGGTGCGCTGCACTTTGCTAACGACTTGCCAGACGAGTTCTTCGAGCAGTGCGTCGTCGAACGTAAGGTCACCCGTTACATCCGGGGCCACAAGCGCATCGAGTGGGTCAAGGGCAAAGCCGAACGCAACGAAGCCCTCGATCTGATGGTGTACTGCCTGGCGATGGCCCATTACCTGGGTATCAACCGCTACCACGAACAGGACTGGGATCGGGTCCGTCAGGCCATGGCGCAGTCGGGCCTGTTCGACGCTGAGCTGGGCATCAAGCACGTGCAAGGTCAGCGCGTCGACGACGATGCTGAAGCGATAGCCGAGCCGGCTACTGATCCTGCGTCGAAACCTGCACCACCGCCCGCTGCACTCGCTGCTCCACAGCGAACGACAACCCCGCAACCTACACGCCGTGTGTCCACGAGCGGCTACCTGAAGAGACGCTGATATGGCCTTTACCTCGAAACACCTCGAAGCCATCGAGGGCGCGATTGCGCGCGGCGAGAAAACAGTCCGCTACGGCGACCGCATTGTCGAATACCGCACGGTGGACGAGTTGCTCAAGGCTCGCGATGAGATCCGCACCTCGCTGAGCAATGCCGGTCCTCCGCGCTCCCGTGTCATCCGGCTTTACCATGCAGGCAAGGGGGTCTAATGGCGCGCTATCCGACGCTCACTCGCAACGGATTCCTGCTGCCGGATCGCATCAAGGCCAGTTACGAAGGCGCCGGTGAGGGCCGTCGTTCGGCCAGTTGGGATGCGCCCGACAACGGCATCAACAGCATTGTTATGCCAGCGTTGCGCAACTTGCGATCGCGTTCGCGGGCAGCGGTGCGCAATGACCCGTATGCCTTCAACACGATCGACAAGCGGGTCAGCAACCTGATCGGTACCGGCATCACGCCACGTCCCAAGATCAAGAATGATCGACTGCGTAATGCCCTGCAGGAACTGTGGGAGGATTGGACCGAAGAGTCCGACGCCGATGGCCTGACCGATTTCTATGGTCAGCAGGCCCTGGTGGCACGCACGGTTGAAACAGCGGGTGAATGCTTTGTTCGGTTGCGTCCGCGCAGTCTCAGCGAAGGCCTCTCGGTCCCCTTGCAGATCCAGGTGCTGGCCCCGGAGTTTGTCCCTCACGACAAGTTCGAGACCACCCGCGACGGCAACATCATTCGCGCCGGGATCGAGTTCAACCCCTCCGGTCGACGCGTGGCCTATTGGATGTACCGGGCGCATCCGCGTGATGCCTCGTCGCTGAACAGTGGCTACAACCAACTGGTACGTGTCCCCGCCACTCAGGTGCTGCACATCTTTGAGCCGGTGGAGCCTGGTCAGTTGCGCGGGGTTCCACGTTTGTCGCCAGTGCTCAAGCGCTTGCGCAGCCTGGACAACTACGACGACGCGGTGTTGTTCCGCCAAGAGGTGGCGAACCTGTTCGCGGGCTTTATCAAAAGGCCGGCGCCTGACTCCGGTCAGCAGCCGCGAGATCCCGTCACCGGCATGCCGCTTAACCCTGACCGAGATGGCTTCACGCCGATGGTGGCCATGGAGCCCGGCAGCATGCAGGAGCTGGGGCCAGGTGAGGAGGTCGAATTCTCCTCGCCACCGGACGCGGGCAACAACTACCCGGACTTTATGCGGCAGCAACTGATGGCTGCGGCAGCGGGCAGTGGCACGCCTTACGAGATCCTCACCGGTGATATGCGTGGGGTCAATGACCGGGCGCTACGGGTGGTGTTGAACGAATTCCGGCGCCGTCTGGAGCAACTGCAATTCAGCGTCTACGTGCACCAACTGTGCCGCCCAGTGCGGGCCGCGTGGATGGACATGGCGGTGCTGTCCGGCGTGCTGGATCTGGCTGACTACGCGCAGCGGCGTCGCGAATACCTGCGTACTCGCTGGGTGCCGCAAGGTTGGGCCTACCTGCAACCTGTGCAGGATGTTCAGGCGCGAATGCTGGAGGTCAACGCCGGGTTTGGTTCGCGCAGTGAAATGTGTCTGCGCACTGGCACCGATGCCGAAACAGTCGATGCGGAAAACGCCGCCGACGCCGAGCGGGCTCGCAACCTGGGGCTCAATTACAGAACGCTTACCGAGGTCGACGACAAACACGACGATCAGGAGAAACCATGAATCTGCATCCTCTGCGTATTTTCAACAAGACCGATGCGCCACCAGCGACTCAGGACAAACACTGGTACAACTTGGCAGCCACTGGCGAGGCCGATCAGCGTGTCATCGAGGTCTATGTCTATGGCGAAATCGGCGGTTGGGGCATCACTGCCAATCAGTTTGTGCGGGATCTGGCGGCAATCGATGATGGCGCGTCGCCGGTCTCGGCCCGCTTCAACAGCGTCGGTGGTGACCTGTTCGACGGCCTGGCGATTCACAACGCGCTGGCACGTCTGGGTGAACGCTGCACGGGGCATGTTGATGCGCTGGCAGCCAGCGCGGCCAGTGTCGCGGTATGTGGTGCGCACAAGGTGGTGATCGCTGCCAATGCCATGCTGATGATCCATAACCCATGGACGTTTGCCTCAGGTGATGCCGAGGATCTGCGCAAAGTCGCCACGGCGCTGGATCAGGCCACCGAGGTCATCATTGCGGCTTACAAGTCCAAGTCGCCTGATATCGACGAGGCCGAGCTGCGCCGCATGGTCAATGCCGAAACCTGGCTCACCGCGAATGAAGCGGTAGCGCTGGGTCTGGCGGATGAAGTGGGCGAGGGCGTCAAGGTAAAGGCGTGTATCGGCCAGGGTGGTGCGTTGCAGCGCTTTCAAAATGCACCGAAGGCCTTGCTGGATCAGCTCGATGAGCAGCCGGAGCCACCCGCGTCGGACGATCCACCCGCTGAACCGGTCGTGCTGGACTCGGCCAAGCTGGCCGTGATGATCACGCAACACTGCAACAAGGCCGGTATCAGCAACCTAGTCGAGTCGCTCATTGCCTCGACCAAGCTGGAAAGCGAAGCCGTGGTTCAGGCGGCGCTGTCCCGCGCCACAGCAGTGCGCGACCTGTGTGTCGCGGCCCGGCTTCCAGAGTTAACCGCCGAGTTCGTCACGGCCGGCCTTGACGCTGAGGCTGTTCGTGCTCGGTTGTTCGACAAACTGGTGAAAGGTGGCGGCTTCGAGATCGACAACAGTCTGCCGTTGGCCGATGACACGCCACTCAAAACCCAGGCCAAACAGCCTGACCACACCAGCATCTACGCCGCCCGCAAGGCAGCACAAACCCCCTCCGGGAAAGGAGCTAGACCATGACTATCAAGCAAGAGCCGATTCACGCGGGCGAGTTTCTCCTGTCCGAGGGCGCCGGCAATATCTCCCGGGAAACTATCAACGTCGCAGCCGGCCCAGCACTCTGGCCGGGCCAGGTGCTCGGTCTGGTCACTGCCTCGGGCGAATTCGCGGCCTACGATCCGGCGGCCGAGGATGGTAGCGAGAAGGCGGTCGCCATCCTATTTGGCCCATTGGGTGAATCCGACATTGTGCGTCGCGGTCGTGCGGTGGTGCGTTTGGCTGAAGTCAGCGAAGTGCATCTGACTGGCCTCGACCTCGATGCCGAAAAGAGCCTGGCGCAGCAGCATCTGATCGTCCGCTAAGTCGATCATCCTTTTCCCTGACCCCGCCGCGTGCGGGGTTTTGCATTTCTGGAGACTACCTCATGGCCGATATCGCCATTTTTGACGACGAAGCATTCACCGTTGCCGCGCTGACTGCAGCGATCAACGAACAACCCTATCTGCCTGGACGCATTAGCGGCCTCGGCTTGTTTCAGGAAGAGGGCATCACCACCCTGACTGTGCAGATCGAGAAAGACGGCGACACCCTGGCGCTGGTGCCAGCGGGCGAACGCGGCAGCTCCGGCCTGGTGGTCGGTGGCAGCAAGCGCAAGCTGATTCCGTTCAACACCGTGCACCTGCCTCAACGCTTCACCCTTAAGGCCGACGAGATCCAGGGCATTCGCGCCTTCGGTACGCGGACCGAGCTGCAGGCCGTGCAGGATGTGGTCAATGCTCGCCTGGCCAAGACCCGTCGCCAGTTGGACGCCACCCACGAGTTCCAGCGCATGGGTGCGCTGAACGGTCTGGTGCTGGATGCCGATGGTGCAACCCCGTTGCTGGATATCTACGCGGCCTTCGGTGTGCAGCGGCAGACGATGGCGATGGGGTTTGCGGATGCTAATACCGAACTGCGGGTTAAATGCGGTGAAGCTCTGGACATGCAGGAAGACGCACTGGGCAACGTGACCAGCAGCGGCTCGCGCGCGTTCTGCGGCAAGAACTTCTGGAACAAGTTGATCGTGCATAAGTCGGTCAAGGAAACCTACCTCAACAGTCAGCAGGCTGCCGAGTTGCGGGGTGATGCTCGGGAAAGCTTCGAGTTCGGCGGCATTATCTGGGAGCGTTATCGCGGCAAGGTCGCGGGTGTGTCGTTCGTCCATGACGACAAGGCGCTGCTGGTGCCGGAGGGGGTGCCGGATCTGTACATCTCGGCTTTTGCCCCGGCCGACTACATGGAAACGGTCAACACCCAGGGCGTGCCGTATTACAGCAAGATTGAGCCGCTGCCGTTCAATAAAGGCATGGCCGGCGAGGCGCAGTCCAACCCGTTGCACCTGTGCACCCGACCTCGGGCGCAGATCCTGTTGACGCTCTGACCATGGGCATTCGTGAGTTGATGGCGGATGTTGACGCCGTGGTGTTCGAGACTCTGGGCGACACCGCGCGAATTGAAGGTCGGGACGAGCCGGTTCTCGGTATGTTCTCCGCACCCTGGCTGCAACCAAAGATCGGCAAGCTCAACACCGGGTTGCGTGAGCCTCGCTTTGAAATCCGGGTTAGCGATTCTCACGGCCTGGAGCAGGGCATGTTGGTCAGCATCGATTTACCGGCCCTGGACGGCGGTGGCGATTACGACCTGCTGCAGCTGGAGCCGAGCGGCGACGGGTTGGTCGCCCTGATCTTGAGGATGCGCCCATGAGCGTCGGTAGCTATTACAAGTCCTCGGCCGGCGGTGGGATGGTCACCATCCAATCATCGTCGGCGGATCTGCAAGCGTTCCAGGACTTTGCCAAGGTGGTACCCAAAGCGGCTGCGGCCGCGCACCGGCGCGCTATCAACAAAACGCTGGGCTGGTTGCGCACGCACATTGCCCGGGCGGTCAGCCGGCAGGAGCGCATCGCTGTGGCGGCGGTGCGGCAGCGCTTGCGCAGTTACCCGGTCAGCGGCGGGGCCATGAGCGGAAAGCTGTGGTTTGGCTTGAACGCGATTGAGTCCAGTCGGATTGGCCGCGCGCGGCAGACTGGCAGCGGCGTAACGGTGGCCGGGCGCCGGTACCAGGGCGCGTTTCTCAAACAGGTCTACGGCAACAAGCCCGACATCTGGATCCGCACGGCGAGTAAGCATTTCGACGCCGACGACTACCCCGACAGAACGGTGTCCTCAGGGGGCGGGCCGAGTTCGGGTTGGGTCGCTGAAAATGGCAGCCGGTTTCCACTGGCCAAGGCCAAGGTGTCCTTGGAACAGGCGCGGCCTCATTTCGAAAGCTGGGTGCGCAAGGCGGATGAACGCTTGCTGCAGATCCTGCAGCAGGAGCTCAACTTCGAGCTGCAAAAGTACTTGAGGAGGTAGTGCCGTGTCGGAAGAGCCTTTTAGCCTGGATCAGCTTTACCGGGCCGTTGAGCAACTACTGCTGGCGGAGTTGCCGGGTGTGTGTGCGGTGACGGCCTGGCCGAACATTAAAGATCGAGTGGCGTTGCCGGCGGTGTTTCTGGAGATGGCCGAGATTGAACCGGGCGTCGATATCGGTACCGGGGAAACGACCTTGGTTTGCCGGTTCGAGGCGCGCATCGTCGTCGATCCGATCAAACCGCACCATCATCAGCAGGCCGTGCAAATGGCCACCCAGCTTGCGGTGATTTTACGGGCGCAGACCTGGGGGCTGGCGGTTGAACCGGCGGTGTTCATTCAGGCCGGACAGGATTGGACCCGGCCGGAACTGGACGGCTACACCGTTTGGCTGGTGGAGTGGAATCAGCAGATCTACCTCGGTGCACAACAATGGCCATGGCCGGATGAGCAACCGGGCTCGCTGTGGTTCGGTTTCAATCACGACCCGAAAGAGGCATTCTTTCCAGCGGACGATGTGCCATGAGCTACGCCCTTGCCGAGCATGACCGCATGATTGCCGCCATGCTGATGCCGTGCGTGGTGGTTGGTGTGGATCTGGCGGCGGCCATGGTTCGGGTACAGGCCGGTGATTGGGTCAGCGCGTGGGTGCGCTGGCACAGTCTGGCCGCCGGCAAGGCCCGTCACTGGCGGGCGCCGAGCTTGAATGAGCAGGGTGTGCTGTTCAATCCCAGCGGCCAGGCCGGCATGGGCACCTTCATTCCCGGGCTGTACGGGGATGCCGGTGGCCAACCGGATAATCGCGATCACGTGGAAGTCTGGCGTTTCGATGATGGCGGTTCGCTGGTCTACGACTGGCAGGCCAAGAGCTACAGCATCACCCTGCCGAGCGGCACGGTGACCATCAAAGTCGCCAGCACGGAAGTGGTCGTAACGGACGCCGCCGTCAACGTGACCACCGGGAACATCAACCTGAAAGCGGCAGTGACCATCGACGGCGCGTTACACGTCACGAACGGCATCACCAGTGCCGGCGCGATCATCGACGCCGGCGGCAACAGCAACCATCACACGCATTAATTTCAATCTTCCAAAGGCCCGCCATGAGCGGGCTTCTTTATGTCTGGAGCAAACACATGGCCAAGAGCGATACGCCAGTCATCGATTTACCAGCGAGCCTTGAAGCCTTGCCGCAGCCGGCATTAGTACCGACTTCGACGCTGATGAAGTTTCGCGACAAGGTTTACACCTCCCGTCAGATGATCCTGCCCGAGACGCAGCGCAGTCTGCCGGTAGCAAAGGGCATGGTCGAAGTCCCCGGCTCTGACACCGAGGCGGTCAAGTTTCTGAAAGCCCATGATGAATTCGAACTGCTGAGGGAGTAACTCCGATGATCGGAATGGACCGCCACACCGGCCAACCCATTTCCGGCATCGAGCATTTACGGCAGTCCATCGGCGACATCCTGGGCACGCCATTGGGCAGCCGGCGGCATCGACCAGAGTACGGCAGCTCGCTGCGACGCTTTGTCGACCTGCCCGTTAACGAAGGCTGGAAGAGCTCCGTGCAGGCGGAGGCCGCCAGGGCTTTGGGGCGTTGGGAGCCGCGTTTGAAGCTGGACCAGGTGCGGGTCATTTCGGTGATCGGCGGGCAAATCAATCTGAAAATCGCTGGCAAGTACCTGGGTGACGGCGTGCTGTTGGAGGTGGGCGTATGAGCATCGTTGATCTGTCGTCGCTTCCTGCGCCGAGCGTGCTGGAACCGTTGGATTTCGAAGCGGTGTACGAGGAAGGCTTGGGCGTCTTTCGCAGCTACATGGGCGACAACTGGAGTGCTGCGCTGGAAAGCGACCCAGTCACCAAGGTGCTGGAAGTCGGCGCCTACCTCAAGGTCGGTAACCGCGCCCGGGTCAACGACGCCGGCAAGGCACTGTTACTGGCACACGCTATTCGCGAAGACCTCGATCACTTGGGAGCCAACGTCAATCTCAAGCGACTGGTGATTCAGGCCGAGGATCTGCAGGCGGTGCCGCCGGTACCGGAGGTCAAGGAAGAGGACGATCCGTTCCGTGAGCGCATTCAGTTGGCCTATGAAGGGCTGACCACGGCCGGCCCGCGTAATAGTTACATCTTGCATGCGCGCAATGCGTCGGGTCTGGTCGCTGACGCCACGGCCGAAAGTCCGGCGCCGTGCAACGTTACAGTCACGGTGCTGAGTTCCGAGGGCAAAGGTACGGCCAGTCCTGAGCTACTGGCCACAGTCAAGGCGGCGCTGAATGACGACGACGTCAGGCCGGTGGGTGATCGGCTGACCGTGCAAAGCGCGCAGATTATCGACTACCGCATCGATGCCATTTTGCACATGGCCGGCGCTGGCCCTGAGGCAGATGCCAGCCTGGCCGAAGCGACCAACCGTCTCGCGGCCTGGATCAATCCGCGCAAACGCTTGGGCGTCGAGGTGGCACGCTCGGCGGTGGACGCGCAGTTGCACATCGCCGGCGTGTCCCGGGTCGAGTTGATCGGCTGGGTCGATCTGGCCCCAACAAGGGCTCAGGCGGCGTTCTGTACTGGCTTCACCGTGACCATGGCGGGCTGACATGAACAGCCTACTGCCGAGCAACAGCACGCAATTGGAGCGCGCCATGGAGGCGGCGTTCTACGAAAAAACCATTGTCCCGCTGCGCACGCTCTACAACGCCGACACCTGCCCGGTGCATTTGCTGCCGCACCTGGCGTGGGCCTGGTCAGTCGATCGTTGGGATTACCGGTGGAGCGAGGCGACCAAGCGCGCGGCCATCAAGGCGTCGTATTACATCCATGCCCACAAGGGCACCATCGGCGCCTTGCGCCGGGTGGTCGAACCCTTGGGCTACCTGATCGAGATTGTCGAGTGGTTCAACACGGTGCCCGAAGGGGTGCCGGGCACCTTCGCGCTCAAGGTCGGCGTGCTGGACACCGGGATCACCGAGGAAATGTATCAGGAGCTGGAACGCCTGATCGACGACGCCAAGCCGGTGACGCGACATCTGACGAGCTTGGCGATCAGCCTCGAAAGCCAAGGCGTTTTGAACGTCGCGGTCAGCGTTTACGAAGGCGACGAAATCGACGTTTATCCGCCGGTTGCGCGTGACATCGAGGTCAGCGGCACCTTCGGCTTGGTTGGCCGCGAACACTCCATAGACACCCTGGACATTTATTATGATTGATGCGAATTCGCAGTTTTTCGCCACCCTCACGAATGTGGGGATGGCCAAGCAGGCGAACGCCGACGCGCTCGGCGTTGCCTGGACCTTTGCCAAAATGGGCGTGGGCGATGCCAACGGCACAGACCCGGTGCCCAGCGCGGCGCAAACCAGTCTGATCAATGAGCGCCGCCGTCAGCCGCTGAATCAGGTGCGCGTCGACCCGAACGACGCGACGGTGATCATTGCCGAGCAGATTATCCCGGCCAATGAGGGCGGGTGGTGGATTCGTGAAATCGGCCTCTACGACGCGGACGACGACCTGGTCGCGGTGGCCAACTGTGCGCCGAGCTACAAGCCGGTGCTGGCGCAAGGCTCGGGCCGCACGCAAGTGGTGCGGATGAATTTCCTTGTAGCCAGCACCGGCAACATCACGCTCAAAATTGACCCGGCGGTGGTGTTGGCTACCCGCGAATATGTTGATACGAAGATCACCGAAGAGCTGAATAAGCTCGACAGCAAGCAATCGGTACGGGTGGCCACTACGGCCAACATCGTGTTGGCGGGGCTTCAGACGGTCGACGGCGTGGCTTTGGCGGCCGGTGATCGCGTGCTGGTGAAAAACCAAGTTGTGGCCAAGGACAATGGCCTTTGGCTGGTGGCGTCACTGGCGTGGAAGCGGGCGGCGGATGCCGACAGCAACGCTGAAGTGACCTCGGCGCTGTTGACGTCAGTCGAGCAGGGCGCTTCGCAAGCGGATACCCGTTGGCAGTTGGTCACCGATGGGGCGATTGTGGTCGGCACCACGGCGCTGACATTCCAGAACGTGACGGCCGGCTTTGCCCCAATCAACGCCCCGGCGCTGGTCAACCCCACGGCGAACACGCCGGCGCAATTCGACTCGTCGCTACGGCTGGTCACTGCGGCGTTCTTGAAGCGCATGGGGCTTGAATACGGCGACTACACCAACTACTCGGCGTCAGCGGTCTTGACCTTCGCGGACATCGGCAAGGTGGCCGCCTTTGCCAGTGGTGGGGCGATGGTGGCGACGCTGCCGGTGGGCGGTGGCACCATTCCGCGCGGCGCGACCGTAGGGATTATCTGCGGCCTGGGCACGCTCACCGTCACCTGTGATCCGGCGGAGCAAATTGATGCAATCAACTACGTCGGCAGCATCTCGCTGGCGCTGGGGGACACTGCCGAGTTTGTACGCATTGGTAACTTGTGGCGCTTGATCGGCGGCACGGTCGCACTGAAATACGCCGGTGTGATGTCCGGGCCGAACTGGACGACACCGGCGCAGTTCTCCAACGACAAAACCTTCCCTACCACTGAATACGTACGGCGACAGGGCCTGCAGTACTCCAGTTACCTGGCGGTCACAGCCAACACCGTGTTGACGTTGAGCGAGGTGGGCGGGCTGACCAGCTTTTCCAGCGCGGCCCAGTTGGGCTGTACGCTGCCGGCGACCAGCACCATTCCCGCGACGGCAGCGGCAATTATCACCGTCGCGAATGCCGGGACGGGGTTGGTCACGGTGGTGCCAGGGGCGGGCGATACGCTCAACACGCTGAACGGCATGGTCGGCAACATCGGGCTCGTGCAGGGCGACACCGCCGAATTTCTCCGTCTCGGCGGCCAGTGGCGCCTGATCGGCGGCACAATCGCGGCGCGTTACTCCGCCATGTTCGCCGGCTCTAACGCGGTCAGCGGCTATCAAAAACTGCCCAATGGGCAGCAAGAATGCCGGGGGACATTCACCGCCAGCGCCACGCCTGGGGCGGCGGTGCCTGTAACGTTCCCGCAAGGTTTTGGGCGGGCGGATGAGGTCATTATCACGCCGATAAATCCCTCGACCACAACATCATCAGCATGGGCCGACTCTCTAACCGCGTCTGGCTTTAACGGCCGCTGCAACATCGCGGGGGCAGTCTGTCACTACGTTGCAAAAGGAACCTCGCCATGACGGTATGGGTTAAATGGTCGGATGAGGATCAGGCCTTTTTGTTCGCTGAAGTCGACAACGGCGGCGCTGAAATCAGCCAGGCCGACTATGCGGCGCTGATGCAAGGGCTCAGCGCGGGGATGATCATCGTGGCCGATGAGCAGGGCGCCCCGGTGCTGGTGGTACCCCCTGCGCCGATGATCTGGGCCAAATGGATCGAGCAAGACCAGCGCTTCCTGTTCCTGGACAGAGACAACGGCGGGGTGGCGATCACCCTGGACGCGCACCGCGTCTTGCTGGAAGGGCAAGCCGCCGGCCAGCGCATTGTGGTGGATGACCACGGTGCCCCGATGTTGGCGGCCCCCTTGGCCGCGACGCTGGCCGAGCAGGAGAGCGCCGAGCGGATCTGGCGAGACTTGCAACTCTTGCGCTCTGACGGCGTTGTCTCGCGTCACCGCGACGAAGTGGAAAGCGGCCTGTCGACCACCCTCACGGCTGAGCAATACACCGCCTTGCAGGTTTACCGCCGGCAGTTGCGCGAGTGGCCGCAAGGCGTGGAGTTTCCCCTGATGGATCATCGCCCGATCGCGCCGCCTTGGCTGGAAGCGCAAGAGCAATAAACGCCCCGCACTGACGGGGCGTTTTCTTTCCCGTTACGCGTAACACGATCACCCCTCACAGCCTCGCTCATGCGGGGCCTTTTCGTTTCTGGAGATTGACTATGAGTGGTTCCTTTTTTCACGGCGTCACGACTTCGCTGATTGATACGGGGGCGCGGACTATTTCGCTGCCGTCGTCCTCGATCATCGGCCTGTGCGACACCTTCACTCCGGGCCCGACCGCCACGGCCAAAGCTAACGACCTGGTGCTGATCACCAGTGAGCGTGAAGCCATTGCCGCGTTCGGTGCGGGCTCGGCGATCGCCAAAGCGGCAGCGGCCATCTACGTGCGCGCCAAGACCGTGATCGTCGCGGTGGGTGTGGCCAAGCTGGAGGACGAGGCGCAGCAAACCTCGGCCATCATCGGTGGCGTTCTGGCGTCCGGCCAGCGGACCGGCCTGCAGGCGCTGCTCGATGGCAAGAGCGTGCACAACGCCCAGCCGAAGCTGTTGGTTGCCCCGGGGCATTCCTCGGCCCAGGCGGTGGCGACCGCCATGGATGCCCTGGCCGGTAAGCTGCGCGCGATCGCCATCGTCGATGGTCCGAATACCACCGATGAAGCGGTGATGGCATATGCCGAGAACTTCGGCAGCAAGCGCATTTACATGGTCGATCCGGGTGTGCAGGTCTGGGACACGATCGAGAGTGCGACAGTCGATGCCCCGGGTTCGGCCTGGGTCGCGGGCTTGTTCGCCTGGACCGATGCCAACTACGGCTATTGGGCGTCGCCGTCTAACAAAGAGTTTGTCGGCATCACCGGTACCACCCGCCCGATCGAATACCTGGACGGTGACGAGACGTGCCGGGCCAATCTGCTGAACAACGCGTTCATCGCCACGATCATTCGCGACGGCGGTTATCGCCTGTGGGGTAACCGCACGCTGTCCAGCGACCCGAAATGGTCGTTCGTCACCCGTGTGCGCACCTGCGACATCCTGATGGATGCGATCCAGGCGGGGCACAAATGGGCGGTCGACCGCTCGATCACCAAGACCTACGTCAAGGAAGTGACCGAAGGCCTGGACGCGTTCATGCGCGATCAGAAGAACGCCGGCGCGATCATCAACTTTGAAGTATTCGCTGACACCGAGCTCAACACCGCCAGCCAGATCGAGCAGGGCAAGGTGTATTGGCGCATCCGCTTCACCGACGTGCCACCGGCGGAAAACCCGAACTTCCTGATCGAAGTCACCAACCAGTGGCTGACCGAAGTCCTCGACGCTTAAGGAGCGCGCTAGATGATTCCTCAAATCTTGTTTAACACCAACCTGTTCGTTGACGGCGTGAACTTTACCGGCGACGTGCCGAGTCTGACCCTACCCAAGGTGACAGTGAAAACCGACGAGTACCGAGCCGGCGGCATGGCCGGGGCTATCGAGATGGCTCAAGGCTTGGAAAAGATGGAAGCGACCTTTGTCACCAAGGGCGTGCGTCGCGAGTCGCTCAAGCACTTCGGCCTGGCCGATGGCTCAGCGTTCAACGCGTCGTTCCGTGGTGCCTTCCGTGGCCACAAAGGCACCGTTACGGCGGTGGTGGCGACCTTACGTGGTCTGCTGAAAGAGGTCGACCTCGGTGACTGGAAAGCCGGCGATCCAGCGGAGATCAAACACGCCATCGCGCCGGTGTACTACAAGCTCGAAATCGACGGCCGCGTGATGTACGAAATCGACATGATTGCCGGGATTCAGGTGATCGATGGCGTAGACCAACTCGCCGAAGTGCGCTCCGCACTCGGCCTCTAAGGGAATAGAACCGGATGACCATGCAAACTGCAAATAAGCTGCCGGCCTGGCTGTCGATCGACACGGATCGCGCGGTGATTACCCTCTCGCGACCGAGCGAGTTCAATGGGGTCAAGATCGATACGTTGGTGTTGCGTGCACCGCTGGTGCGCGAAGTCCGCGCCGCCGACCGCGCCGCCGGTGACGATGACGAACTGCGCGAGCTGCAGCTGTTCGCCAGCCTGGCGGAGGCGGGCCTCAAGGATCTGGAGAGCCTGAAGGTGGTGGACTATCGCCGCCTGCAGGCAGCCTATTCGAACCTGGTGCCGCACGCCGACTATTCGAAATCGCTCCCGGCCTGGTTGTCGGTCACCGCCGAAAACGCCGTGGTCAGCCTGTCGCGTCCGAGCGAGGTCAACGGAGTGCAGGTCGACAAGTTGATCCTGCGCTCACCGACGGTGCGCGAAGTGCGGGCCGCTGATCGAGCGGCAGGCGGTGACGATGAGCAGCGCGAGCTGGTGCTGTTCGCGGATCTGGCCGGCGCAGCTATTGCCGATCTGGAAGGCCTGAAGGTGGTGGACTACAACCGCCTCCAGGCCGGCTATTTTCGCCTGGAGCAAGACGACGGGGTTTGATCCGGGGGTGATGAAGAGGGTGGCGAAGCGTCTCGCGGCGGACACCGGGTTCTCCGCCGCCGAGATTCAGTCGATGCCGTTCTCCGAGATGGTGTGGTGGCTCACGGATTGAGCCGCTTCCGGTAATGCTCTGCACAGGGGAGCCATGACATGGCGAACAAACTCTCCCTCGGGTTGGTGATCGGCGGGGCCGTCAGTCCTACCGTCGGCGCCGCGTTCAATGAGGTAACGGGGCGCATCAAGCGCCTGGAAGCGGAAGGCAACAAGGCACGCGTGCTGCAGCGCACCATTGGCGACACGATTCGCCTGCGTGATGAGTGGAAAAAGGCCCACGATAGCGGTGCCGCGGGGGCGTCCAAACTGCTGGGTCGCCTGAATTCCAACCTTGATAGCCTAAAGAAACAGGGGATCGAGGTCGGAAGGCTGGAAAAGGCGTACCGCTCTTTGGGGCAGACCGCGAACAAGGCGGAACTCAAGGCCAAGGGGTACCAGCAGATCGACGCCGGCAAGGCCGGGATGAGAAGCACGGTCGGTCAGGCCGTTGCCGGGGTGGCGACGGTGGGCATTGCGACCAAGGTCAGTGCCGACTTCGGAGCCATCGTGCGTGACATCGCGATCAAGGCCGGCATTGCCAACGATCCGAAAGAATAGCAGGTGTCGCAGAAGATCATCGAGACTTCGCGCGACACCGGCATGGCGCGCAATGACGTCGCCGACGTGGTCA